ATCTGAAACTAGAAGCACAAGATCAATCTATCTTGCGTATGCGCTATCACGAAAACTTTAAGCTCGCACAGATAGCACAGGTACTAGAGTGTGCTACCTCTACTGCTGATCGTAGATGCACCACTGCCTTGCGCCACCTGATAGATAAGCTAGGCGGGAACTCTCCCTTTAGATGAACGAGCAAGAGTTATTTACTCACCTTAAATCTGAGATGTATCCAGACTTAGTTAAGAGTGAAGGTACTTACGATACCTTTGACTGCATCAGTGATAAGGCTGGTCACTTTATAGAACTCAAGTGCCGTCACACTCATTACTCCGACTTACTTGTTGAGCAGGTTAAGTACCGCGCTCTCATTGAACAGGCAGTAGCACGCAACCTGCTCCCCTTCTACATTAACTCCACTCCGCAGGGTATCTATTCTTTTGATCTTACCGAGATAGCTGAACCGCAGTGGGTTACTCATCTGATGCCAGCCAGTACTGAGTTTGAGAACAAGGCTAAGGTGCTAAAGATAGTAGGTTACTTCTTAATAGAGGACGCGATTCGATTATGATCTATGACTATAAGTGTGACCAATGTAAGACTGAGTTAGGTGTTGAACGTAGCATACACGCTGAGGCTAACGCACCTATTTGCTTTGACTGCCACCAGCCTATGAACCGTCTCTTTTCTGCACCAGCTATCTCGTTTAACGCACCTGGTTTCTACTCCACAGACAATAAGTAAAGCCACACTGGAAGGCAAGTAACAGTGTGGCCTTACTGACGGAACAGAGAGGTGCTAGATTATTGTAGCAAAGAGATAGCGTGGTGGCAAGGATCGCCACCTTCATCCCACTCTTCGCGTTCTTCCTCGTTCATATATTCATAGTTGCCTTCGTGCGTAGCACAATAAGGCTTGCTTATCCAGCCTCTCTTTATCCCAAACAATAGCCAGTATCTAAACATCAGTACCAGCCTCGTCTGTTTGAGTGGCTGAGAGCGCGACACGCACTGCCTCGATAGCGATGGTTAAGGTATCGTAAACCGTGAAGGATTTGTAATTCAGGTTCTCGACTGCGCTCTCTAAGGAGTTGAGCAATTCCGAAAGCTCTTGACTTTGGGTTGTCTGCGAGGTGGTCAAGCCTGCTCTCACGGGTCCATAAGGTGATAAGACAGGTTCGCTCTTGTTTACTGTATCCAAGTGCTCGTGAGTAACTAACGATAAGTGTCTTGTTCTCACGCTTCTCCTGCATTGTTGCTTTGGTTCTCTCTCTTACCTGTGTTGGCTTGTGTGGCAACAATTCCAAACGCACCGTTGGCGCGGGTATGAATACCCACAACAAGATTAGTGTTACCAGTAATACCAACCCACTTCTTACCGTTGATCTCATCAAAGGCTTTCTCCTCTGCTAACAGTTGCCTGTACGTGTCGGGGTAAGCGTGTGTTAGCCTCACCAATGCTCGGTCTCTCGCTCGTCTGTAATTACGGTATGAAATAGCCTGCTTACCGCTTACAGTCTTGCTCTCCTGCTCATCAGTCATTAAGTTTGTCCTCTGCTACTAGCAATAGGTAGAAGATTACCAGCACAATAGCGATTCCCAGTATCACAGGACACCAGCTAACGTTGCGAATACGATCTTTGTGATATCCATAGGCTGACCTACGAGCATTGCGTCCTCGCCCTCTGCATCCCAGCCTGATACAAGCAGGCGTGAGTTCACAGGGCTACGCCGTAGCCATTGGACTGCCTCTATTGGGTCGTTGCCTCCCCATACCGCGTTGCCCTCTCCCTCTACCACCTCATAGAAGGTGAATAGGGGTGATACTTTCGGGTGAAAGGCTATTACTTCACTCATTATTCTCCCTCCTTTGGACAGTCGCTATAAGGGTTCTCTAACCCGTCATTATCCTCACAGATACACCAATTAAAACGTTCTACTTGTGTGGCGTGAGTTAGTTCTGCCAACTCACTCCAATACATTACTTTATCCATTGTTCTTGCCCTCTCTTTCGTTCGTGATACCCACTCGGCTAAGTGCGTAGACCATACGCTCTAGGTTACGCATAGCTCCTGCGCTATCCGCATTTAATAGCTGATCCATAGCAACCTTCTCGCATAGTTGCGCTTTTGCTTGCCAGTATTCTTTTGTTGGTTCACTCATAGCTTTCCCTCCCTCTTCATTATTTTTATCTTCTCGATTAGTATAGTTTCACACTTAGCGCACGTATCAGACTCGTACTCGGACTGATCGAACTCATCACCGCACACGTCGCACACCGCACCGATATAGGTACTATCGAATGCGGGATCTATATTGAAATTAGGCTCACTCATAGCTCTATTTCCTCATCCTTTAGTAATAGAGTCACGGTTATATCGTTAATAAGTGTCTCGTCAAAGCGTCCTAACTCATCTACGATATTGTTTAGCCCGTTAATACGGGCTTGCTCATTCGCCTCATCACTACAATTACCGATAGTGTCGTCTAAATTAAGGCTTACGTTAGTAGTGATAGTTAAGTAATCGGTTATGAAGGTAACCCTGTAATCGTATTCCATTACTTGCCCTCCTTCTCTAATAAATTACTGTTTACCCATACCTCTTCGGGTGCGGATAAATCTAATAATTCGTGCCAATTCCATTTATCAGGATTACCCTCTTCAATAGTTAATCGTAAAATAACCTCGTAAGTATTCATTTACTTGCCCTCTCTCTCTAGCTCACTTAGGCATATTTTCAAGCCGTCAATTAGTCCCTCGTAGTAATGGAATGAGGCGTCGCCCCCGTCCATTAGTGCTAAATCATCTTGCGCTACTTGCAAGTGCTTCTCTAGTAGCTCTTTCATTAGTTGCCCTCTCCCTCTATTGGATCTAAATTAGTATCGTAGCTAAGCCCGCAATTAGGGCAGTCTATCTTCATCATCTGCCCGTTACCGTAAGCCTCTAGCGTTAGCGTAATCTCGCTCTCACAATCGTCGCATATATTCATTACGCCACCTCGCTAGTATCGGTAATGGTAATAGGGGAATAGGTACCGTCTATTGTAAATTCATCTTCGTAGTTATCCTCTAAGTAACGGATAGCGCTCTCTTCATCAGTGCTATTTTCAATATATTTATAGCCCTTATTGGCTAGATCCTTGCATAAGTCACGTAATTGCCCTTCGATTACGTGGCAATCGTAACCTTCATCTTCATCTTCATTAAAGCCCGATACGTTAAAGCTATTGTAATGAGAGTAATGATTACTCCACTGATTACGTGTTAGCTCTACGAATGCCACTCCCTCGGGCCACGTTAGGTTAGGTGCCTCTTCACGTGAGATACGGCCATAGATAGCGACGCCGTCTCCTTGCGAATAGCCTAGTGAGTAACGTAATTCGTAAGAGATAGGCTCTCCACCTAAAGCGTCATCTATCTGCCCGCTTAGATAATCGGTGATCTCTCTTTCATCTATCCATTCAAGTAAGCGATTACGCATATCTTTAATCGCTCTCTCCCTTGCGTCTCCCTCTAGTTCACTGAAAGAGTAGCGCTTTACAGTATATTCTTTCATTGCCTTGCCTCCTAGTTAGTTTATTTAGGGCGATACACCCTCCACCGCTCTCTCCCTATCGAAAGAGAGAGCGATAGATAGCTTACCGCTATAACGTACTATACCTTAGATATAGTCGAATAAGTCACCGTCGCCGATAATATCTTCAATATCTGCCATAGTGTAATCGCCGTCTCCCTCATAGATAAGGGCGTGTAAGTCGTTTACTATCTGCTCTTTAGTGTCGCCTATCATTCGTCTGCCTCCCCGCATTCGCATAAGTGTCCGCACGTATAGCAGACATAAGAGCCGCTAAAGTGAGTACGATAACCGTAACGCCTCTTACCGTCTAGCTCTAAATAGAATCTATCTTTATCATCTAAGAGCGTAGCGCCTTGCATATGGCGCTCTCTCCCTAGTGTCCACGCGCCGTTATTCATCGTCTCCCTCTCCCTCTTGCGTATCCTTATCGTAACCTACGGGGATAATTGTAACTATTCCCGCCTCTATAAGCGCCTCTAGTGCATTCATTACGCCACTGCCTCCACTGTTAAACCCGCGATCCCGTAGGCTTTAATAATCGCCCGCGCTCTCGCCTCGGTTAGCTCTCCCTCTCCCACTATCTCACCCGTTAGCGTATCGCGTAAGCGGGTGTATACCTTAGCTCTTGCCGCCATTCTCTTGCCTCCATTGCCTAATTCTGCCCCTAGTGGCAGATTACCCGCGCCCGCTTTCGCGGGCGGGGATAATACGTCTCTAGAGTGTGCATTCAATCAGTGAGCCTACGCATATGCCTCCCTCATTCCACCATATATGGCCGCTTATCCACCATAGGAGAGCTATACCAATAAAGATAGCTACGGCCCTCACCCGCTTACCGCGTCGCGTAATCATTAGCACGCCTCGCATTCTAAGATATAGCGGGCGTATTCATAGAGCGGGCTATCGTCGCTTAATACGACGGTGGCCGTGTCGTACCAATCGCTAAAGCGATAGGTGACTTTAACTATCTCGCTCTTGAAATCATTGCCGTACCATTCAATTTCAAGCTCATCACTAGGGCCACCCCACGAAAGGCAGACTTTAGTGAGCTTTATCGTCTCACTAGAGAGAGCGAAATTAGCAATCTCTTCATAGTTATCAGTATCGAATAGCTCTTTAATATCTGCCTCGCGGCTCTTTAATTCATCACCTATTCGCTGTGAACACTTTAGCTCTTTAGTGCTCATTAGTTAGTCTCCTCTTCAGTCATATAATCGGCCCATAAGTCAGTCTCTTCAATTCCCTCATAGAGAGAGCTTAGATAGTTAAGCGCGTCGCGCATTCCCTCCTCGTAGCTTGCGCCCTTAATCTGCTCTAGAATTGCGTCAGTCATAGTGTGCATTCCTTTATCTTGCATTGCCTTGCCTTTCGATAGTAGGAGAGCTTTCGCCCGTGTTATCAGTGTATACCTTACTATGCCGTATAGGCAAGCTCTAAATAGCTATTTTTTTTTTAACGGCGTGTCGTGGGGTAATAATTCCCGTGATCGCGGGAAGAGAGGCGGGGCCTATAAAGGCAAGGCGGGCTGGTGTAGCTCTTGCCTATCGGGTAAGGCCGTTACTTAATCGGGGCGCTATCGGTTAGAGCTTTACAGCTTAGAGCTGTTTAATTATGAGATGTTAATAAAGGTTAGGGTGTGCCGTAGGTACTGCCCGCCCCGCCCTTTTCCCTAGCAGAACAATACAGACAAGGCAGACAATAGCGCACAGAAACGCACAGTCAGGGCAAAACGGACACCCCGTGTTGTTAATTTTTGGTGTGTTGTAGTCTATGTACCCGTTATAAATATATTTCCTAAAGTGAACCCCTGATCTAGTAAAACCGCAGGTCAGAGTATAGACGGTATGTGATGTGCGTAACAATAATAAAATAAAATAACGGAAAGCGGGAAATGACCTATTTTTCCTGCCTTATATACAGTAGGGGCTGTAAGTTTGGAAAGCCCCGTCTACTATCTGGTTGGCCTCTTGCGAGGCCCCCTAGGGCTGAGCACTGACTTACCCCTCAGTCGCTGTGACTCCTTCGGGAGTCTACGGCATTCCGCAGTCGCGGTTTTTAGTCGGGATAGTTCTATTAATAGTTCGCGCCTAGTAATCATCATCTTCCCTAGTAAAAGGAATCTTTGATTCCGCCTGGCAATACCTTGCCTGGTATGAAATGGGCATTCCGCCCAAAAAATTTTTTCGGCGCTTCGCGCCTAATAGGAGATGACACGTGGCAGATAATTCCGCCGACATTGCCAAAAGAATTATCCTTGGCTGTGTAGCAGAAGGTATGACTATCGAGCAGGCTTGCGCCTCAGCTGGTAAGTCTATGAAGACCTACGAGTACTACCGCAGAACCGACAAGGTATTCTCCGATAAAGTAGATCGTACTAGGTTAGGACTCAAAGACAAGTCCTTTGCCTCTGGTGACGTCCACGACATTTCCTTCTCTGAATTTCGTAAGCGCTTCCTGCACTCCAAAACTTTTCCACATCAGCAAAATCTAATAGATGTAATTGAGGGACGCGAGCCTAGTTGGTTCCATCCTAGTATGAAGTGGGAAACAGGACTTGCAGATAACCGCATCCTGATTAACATCCCGCCTAACCACGCCAAGTCTATGACCGTAACGGTTGACTATGCCACGTGGCAGGTAGCTCGTAACCCTAACTTTAGAATCCTAATAGTATCCCAGACTCAGCGCCTAGCGGCAGACTTCTTGTACGCTATCAAGCAAAGACTGACTCATCCCCAGTATGAGGAACTCCAGCAAGCATACGCCGCAGGTGTTGGCTTTAACTCTAAGTCAGCTTCGTGGCAGGCAACCCGCATCACCTTTGGAGATGAGCTCCGTGAGTCTGGTGAAAAGGATCCAAACATTGAAGCCGTAGGTATCGGCGGTCAGATTTACGGCAAGCGTGCCGATATGATTATTGTAGACGATGCTGTAACACTAAGCAACGCTAATGACTTTGAACGTCAAATTAAATGGCTAACGCAGGACGTCCGTTCCCGCCTTAACCCAACAGGTAAGCTCATCATTATTGGAACCCGCGTGGCTTCCATTGACTTGTACCGCGAACTGCGTAACCCAGATAGATACCCAGGCGGTTTAGTACCTTGGAAGTATCTGGCTATGCCAGCACTGCTGCAGACAGATGAAGACCCTGATAAATGGGAAACACTCTGGCCAGCATCCGATGCTCCCTTTGATGGGCAGCTAGATTCTGATAAGACACCAGAAGGACTCTACCCACGTTGGAATGGTCGCAACTTATATAACGAGCGCCAGTCTATGGATGCCTCCACGTGGGCTTTGATTTACCAACAACAGGACATTTCAGATGACGCTATTTTTGACCCTGTATGTGTTCGTGGTTCGATTGACGGAATGCGTAAGGCAGGTGCATTAAATGCGGGCTATCCAGGCCATCCTAAAGACCTTAATGGATTCACTTTCATTTGCGGCTTGGATCCTGCTATGGTCGGTGATACTGCCGTTGTTTGTTATGCAATTAATCGTCACGACCATAAGCGCTATATTGTGGATACTCATAAAATTACTCGTCCTACTCCAGCGCAGATTAGGCAGCTTATATTTGACTGGACTGAAATCTATAAACCCTCAGAGTGGATTGTAGAAAAGAACGCTTTCCAGGCTTTCTTAACACAAGACGAAGGAATCCGTCAGCACTTAGCATCACGTGGCGTTCAACTTAAAGAACACCATACTGGTAACAATAAATGGGATGCTGGCTTCGGTGTGGCTTCTATGTCTACCTTGTTTGGAACAAAGCAAGCAGATGGTAAGCACCACAGAGATAACCTTATACACGTACCTTCAGATCAAACTGAGAACATCAAAGCCTTAATCGAACAACTTATTACGTGGTCTCCAACTACTAAGGGTAAGACTGACTTAGTAATGGCGCTCTGGTTCTGTGAAATCCGCGCACGTGAGATGCTCAACTATGGTCAGTATCAACAAAACCATATGCGTAATCCGTTCCTATCTAGGGCCGAGAAACAAAAACGAGTAGTCGTCAACATTGACGAACTGATTGCAGCACAAGAGCGACACTTCGTCTAGGGAGACAAATGAGCGTAGCAATGCCAATGCCGCCTGTTACACCAGGTCGCAAGGATAGAAATGTTATTGTCAAAGTTGCTAAGAAGTCTATGATCAAAAAGGCTGCAACTAAAAAGAAGAGGAAAAAATAATGGGACAAACAAGTTGGATTACTAACTCAGAAGGCGAAGAAGTCTACGTGGACAAAGGCGCTATCACAATGCCTACTCCATCAGTACAAGGTCGCAAACAGTATATGGAAGCAGAAGCTAAAGCATCTGCAGCAGACTTTGTTGAGTGGCCTACTATGGTCCAAGGTCAAACAGAACAGGGTATGTAATTATGTCATCAGCGAGCCGTATTGAAGGAATTGCTGGTGGTGGACGTGGTCCAGGTGGATACTCATATCGTGGCAGCGAATTAACTGCTGCAGAACGCCGTTCTATGGTTAAGCAAAACAAATCTGCAGAGTCTTTGAAAAATAAAGATCTTGATAAGATGGATAAAAACAAAGCTAACTATGCTAAACAAAAGCAAGCACGTGCTGACCAACTTGAAGGTTCTTACAAGGTTGGTAAGACAGAAGGTAAAGTAAAAGCAGCAGTGGCTGCAGTGCCTGTAATTGCAGCAACAGCAAAGATTGCATATAATGCTGGCAAGAAAAAAGGCTCACAAGATAATCACCACGTAACAACTGTGCCACCAAAGAAAAACACTATGAATAAATCAGAGCGTGACTTTGAAGCAGGCCAGAAACTCAAGGCTAAAATTACAAAGAAAACTGGCGTTTATCCAAACACCGCTAATTAAGGATTAATAATTGTTAAACATTAGAGAGATTACCGCAAAGGTTAATCGTATGCAGACCCGTTACGCAGCGCGTGACGGACGTATGCGCGATGTCCTTTCTGTTCGCCAAGGCGACATATCAAAGGTCTATCCCTCTATGTTTTCTGAGGAGTATCCAAAGCCTCTGATTGCAAACCTTATTGACGTATCAGCTCGTGACTTAGCAGAAGCTATGGCACCACTGCCATCGTTTAACTGCTCAGCATCTAATATGGTCTCTGACGCTGCACGTCGTGCCGCTGATATGCGTGCTCGTGTTGCTAACTACTATATTGATGAGTCTGATGTTCAGATTCAGATGTACACAGGAGCTGACTGGTTTAATACTTACGGTCAGTTAATTGCAATGATTGACTTTGATTATGAGAATAACAACCCAATCATTAAGTTTGTTAATCCTTTTGGTGCATACCCAGAAGTAGATCGCTTTGGTCGTTGTATCTCATTGACTCAAATTGTTGGTATGGATGCTCAGACCCTAGCATCTATGTACCCAGAGTTTGCAGATCAGATTCTAAACAAAAACTCATTTACACCAGGCTCACCGTATCTATCTTTGATTCGTTATCACGACAAAGATCAAGACACAATTTATCTACCAGAGCGTAAAGATTTAATTCTATCTCGTACACCTAACCCAATCGGTGAGTGTTTAGTACGTGTAGCGCAACGCTCATCTATTGATGGTGAGTCACGCGGTCAGTTTGATGACGTACTTGCAGTACAACTTGCTCGTGCTCGCTTTGCAGTATTGCAGATTCAAGCAGCTGAAAAGTCCATCCAAGCACCTATTGCTATTCCACAAGATGTACAAGAACTAGCACTCGGACCTGATGCAATTATGCGCTCTGCTAATCCACAAGGTATCCGCCGTGTTCCACTAGAATTACCAGCAGGTGTGTTCCAAGAGTCAAGCATCCTAGAACGTGAACTACGTATGGGTGCTCGTTATCCTGAGTCTCGTTCAGGTCAAACAGATGCATCTGTTGTAACAGGTCGCGGTGTACAAGCGCTACAAGCAGGCTTTGATACACAGATTAAAGCAGCCCAAGCACAGTTTGCTAAACTCTTTGTTGAAGTTATTGGCTTGTGCTTTAAGGTAGATGAAAAGATTTTTGGTAACAAGGTTAAGGAAATTCGCGGCATTGATGACGGCACACCGTACTCAATGAAGTATGTTCCATCCAAGATTATCAATGGTGACTATACAGTAGATGTTCGCTACGGAATTATGTCTGGTATGGATCCAAACCGTGCAACTATTGCTTTGCTACAAATGCGTTCAGATAAACTCGTATCACGTGACTATGTCCGTCGTGAACTACCAGTTGAGATTAACGTTTCACAAGAAGAACAAAAAGTTGATATTGAAGAAATGCGGGATGCACTACGTGTTGCCGTTGCACAATATGCACAGACTATTCCGTTGGTTGCTCAGCAAGGACAGGATCCATCACAGATTATTACCCGTATCGCCGAAGTAATTAAAGGCCGTCAAAAGGGTAAGCAAATCGAAACTATTGTGGAAGAGGCTTTTGCCCCAGAACCACAACCACAGGCACCAGCAATGGCGCCTGGGATGATGAATCCAGCAGCAGGTGCGGCCTCCGCTTCTGCCTCGCAGCCAATACAGTCACAACCTGGCGGTATGGCCCCTGCTGCTGGTTCACCAGCTCCACAAGAAAAACCAGATATTGCATCATTGCTCGCCTCAATCGGCGGCGCGGCATAAATAAAGGGAGGTGAACAATGAACAAAGGATCACAGGCCCCAGCGCCTATGTCAAAGCCAGTTGAGGGTAAGAAGGATGCTTCTAAGCCAGCAGGCGGAAAGACATACTTCGGAGTAACTCCAGCAGGACGTCCAGGTAAAAAAGTTAGCAAGGGTTAATTATTTTAGTGAGGTGGGCTGAACGTGGATAATCGTAATGAAGTTCCGCGTTCAGTTCATCTTGCAGACTTCCTAGTAATACTTACTGGGTTCCTACATAACATTTCAAATAGCATTACAGCATTTACAGAAGAACTAATGGAACTATCCATATACCACGCCACTCGTCAATCACGAGTAAGTAGAGTGTGGGAAGAATTTGCAAACGATTTAGAAAAGATACAGGAGGATACAGATGGCGCTTGAAGATGCCAAGAACCCATTAAAGGGTGTATCAGGTCCTGGTAAGTACGCAAAGCGTACAGATAGAATCCCAGCCAATTCATACGGGGATCAAACAGAATTAGCACAGATTGCATCTGGTGCTCCTATTGCAAAGACTCCTGATACTAAGGGTATGCCAATGGGTCAAGTAGAAGCCGCTGCAGCAAATGCTGCACCACAGACTCCAGTAACACCATTGTTTGCACCATCACAACGTCCAGAAGAACCAATTACACAAGGTGCTCCAATAGGACCAGGTGCTGGACCAGAAGCATTAATAATGAAAAAATCTACAGATAAACTCTCAGATGCTTTAGCACAGATGCTTCCTTATGATACAACTGGTGAAATTGGAATCTTGTATCAGCAGGCATTATCGCGAGGTATGTAGTGGCTGGTTCAAATATTAGAGCTGCCGCAGTTCAAGCGCAATTAAACCCAGAGCAAAAAGCAAAAGTAGATGACCTATCTAAATTACTTGATACTCATCGTGCTTTATTAAACTTGCCTTCTGCACAAGCACAACAAAAGTTTCAACAACTTCCACAAGGTCAACAAGATGGTCTTACAACAATGTTTGCCGATGACGGCAAAACACAAAAGACTGGTTGGTTTGATACAGTCAAGCATTACTATAATCCAGTATTTGGATTTGGTAAAGCAGCTATTGCAGGTTTAACTGAAGTTGGCGATCTTATGACTCGCCTTTACCGTACCTCTGAAGTTGCTAGAACACAAGCAGATACCTTGCCTAAAGGTGGTCTAACAGGCATCAAGGCTGCTTGGGATATTGCAAATGACAAAGGCGAATTAGTACTAGACCCTAAGCGTATTGAAGACGCAAAACAAAAGTATACTCCTGACCGTATATCTGTTGCAATTAAAGCAGACCAAGGTATGACGTTAGATGAGATTCAGGCAACTGGTACTCCAGCAGAACAAAAGATTGCAGCAGATGCTGCACAAAATAAAGATAACCTTTTTCAAAGTGCTATTGATGCAGTAAAAGCAGCCAAGTATTCTCCTGGTCGCCAAGTTGCTAATATGCTTCTTCCAGAAAGCCTAGAAGGTTCAGGACCTTTATACAAAGGAATCTCTGGCACAGTAGATACTGCTTATCGCGTTTTTGCAGATCCAACACTTGCATTAGGTAAAGCCAAAAAAGCCTATGATGCTGCTAACTATGCAATGTTTAAGATTGCTGGCAACGCACAAAACGTAGATAAAGTATTTACCAATCCACGTGTGGTTCAATTCTTTGATACATACGGTGCTCAACTAGACGAACTAGGTAAGGCCCGTAAAGGTAAAGACATTCTTAAAGCAACAGAAGCAGCAACTATGCTTCGTCGTATTGCTCCAGAGTTTGGTCCATCAGCGATTGATGAATTTATTAAAGCTGGTGTAAAGAATGCTGAAACAGCAAAGAACTATCTTGCCAATCACGCAGACGTTAAAGCCATTATTGGTGGTCAAGCAGCACGTGTGACTCCATTGATTCCACGCCTTGATATGTCTCGTCAAATTCGTATTAGCGCTTTAACTGCTGGCGATAAAATTCTTAACATTGACAAAGTTGGTCAAAAGTTAGTGAGCGCTTTATATGGAATTGCTCCTGCTTATGATGATATTAACGCAGGTCTTGTATCAGGTTCAGACCGAGCAGCAATACTTGAAGGTAGAGTTGGAAAACTCAAAGGACCTACTGGAGTTATTCGTTTTACAACTAACCAGATTCAAGGTCGCCTAGATCGTTTTGCTGCTAAGTTTACAACTATTCCATATTTTCCAAATGGATTCTTTGATGTCGCTTCTCCTAACGCAAGCGACCAGATTTACCGTATCTCACGTTTAACCAATAGCCGTTATCACAGCAAGATTATTGCTGAAGCATTTGCTGCTGGTACTGAAGGTCAAAAAAAACAAATCTTCAAAGGTTTATGGAATACCGTAGCTGAAGTACGTGGCGTACCTAAGTCACAAGCTGGTATGACATATATGGAAGAGTTCGCAGGACGTGGACTTGAAAAGAAATATGCTGCAGACATTGTTGTAGATGGAGTTAACAAGGGAAACCCTGCAAACTTTGGTGGACAACAAGTAGCGTTATTTCCATACCAGTTGTCATCTGGTATTGCAGTTCCATCTATTGTAGATCTTGACCGACTATCAGCACGTGCTGGTCTTATCGGTTGGGTTATGGGTCTATCTCACCAAAAGTGGGTTGAGAAGATGACTTCTCTATGGACTATTGGAACTCTTGCGGGTCCTCGCTTTGCGCTTCGTAACGCAACAGAAGATCTTATGGTTCACCTTGCTATTGGTGATTCACCTTGGGGAATTGTCAAAGGTCGTTTACTTTCATCTCGTCTGCGCCTAGCACGTGGTGGTACAGGCGGAGAAAGTATTGGCAAGGTTCTTAAAAACCAAGCAACACTTAATATGGAATCAGGTGAACTGGGAGTAATCCAGAAACTTGTTCGTCGCAAAGAACTCGCAGCCTACAAAGCAAAAATTGAAGCAGCAAAAAACGTAGATGAAGTACGTTCTATTATGGCTGAAGCAGTAATGCACAATAGCCTAGGATATAAAGTAGATCCAGAAGGCGCTAAATATATTGCTGAGTTTGCCAAGTATGGCAACCTTGATAACCTTCTTGCAGATATTTCAGAAGGTGGTAAGAACGCTTATAGCGGTGGCGACAAGTTTGTTTCTGCTGCTAACGATGTTGCAAAATACGGCAAGATGGAACCTATTGAAATCAATGGGGCTAAGTATGTTCAAGCAACTGGAGAAAAGGCATTTACAAATTTCAATCCAGTAGCAAGCGAACAAGCTCGTATGTCTTGGCTTATTCAACTAGGTATTACATCTAACGATGCTCTTGCTAAGATTGCAGTCAAGAATCTTGAAAATGAAGAAGTAGCACTTCGTGAGATGGCTACATACCTTTCAAAATTACCTAATGCAGAACTCAAGCGTTTTGAGTTATACTCAGAAGGTCTTGGTGGAAACGTTAATATCCACGCTAAAAAAGCATTTGATGCTGTTAAGAATCTTTACTCAAAACAAAATGGTGAAGTAAATAAAGACCTTCTTGCTAAGGTACGTAAAGTAGATAAAGATGGTAATGTAGTTGTATCTACAAAAGATCTATCTCTTGAAGATTTACCAACTTCTCAAGATGTAGCGCTTACACCAATGTATATTTCAGGTCCAACTCTTGTACCTGTTGCTGAAAGCGGTAACTTTGCAGCAAGCCTAACGGATCGTGCGTGGGATGCTATGGGTGAGGCTAATGCTCGATTCTCACGTGAACCTATTGTTCTTAATGAACTCATTAGATACCGCAAGGAAATGGCTGAATCAGGCTACGAACAGCACGTAATAGATTTCTATACTAAAGGTCTTGAGGGTGAAAAACTTATCAAGGCTCAAGAGTATGCAAGAAAACAAATTCTTGCTACAGCAGAAGACCTTGCTAAAGGTCGTGTTCTTTCATATGTAGATAATCCTGCAGTTCGTAGCCAACTTGCTATGTCTGCACGTAACTTTGCCCGTTTCTATCGTGCAACAGAAGACTTCTATCGCCGTGTTTATCGCACAGTACGTTACAACCCAGAGTCAATCCGTCGTGCAACCCTTACTTATGAAGGAATTTCACACTCTGGCTTTGTACAACAAGATGATAATGGTGACTCATACTTCTTCTACCCAGGATTAACACCTGTGTACCAGACAATGAGTGGTATTGCCTCAATGTTTGGTGCTCCAGAAGCATTTAAGACTCCAATGCCAGTGGAGTTTGGTGGTAAATTAAATATGATTACCCCATCAATGAACCCAGATTCATTGTTCCCAACATTTGCTGGTCCAGTTGCTGCAATTCCACTAAAATTTGTATTCAACCTAGTGCCACAATTTGGTAACTTAGAAAAAGCATTACTTGGTAAGTACTCAGAAGACCAACCAATGATTAATGCTATCTTTCCAGCACACTTAACACGCTTCCTTGCAACAATGGATCGTAATGAACGTAATTCCCAGTACGCATCTGCTATGCGTAAGGCTGCAACATACCTTGAGGCTACAGGTCACGGTGTAAAACCAACGTGGAACCAAGCAACTCAGCAATGGATTGCTCCTTCACCTGCAGAACTAGAAGCATACAAGAGTAAATTGCAGGCTTCTGCAACATCTATCTTGGCTGTTCGTTTTATTACTGGCTTCTTTGCTCCAGCATCACCACAGACAACATTAAAATCAGAAATGGCTCAATGGGCTAGAGATAATGAGCGAGTAAACTTTAAGCAAGTTTATAACAACCTTATTAATCGTTACAATGGTGACATTGACAAGGCTATGGAACAATGGATTGCACTATATCCAGACCAAATGCCATACACAGTTGGTGAATCTGAGACAGATACAGTCACATCAGCTCGTGCTATTGATAGCACTATAGGATGGCTAAAAGATAACAATGATGTTGTAGGTAAATACCGTGAAGGTTCTATGTTCTTAATGCCTCGTGTTGGTGAGTTTAACTTTGATGCTTACAAGTTGCTTATTTCACAAGGTCTCACAAAGAGCAAGCGTGTAGAGACATTTTTACAAGATGTTTCAACAGCACGTGACGTGCAGTTCTATTATCAACAAAAAGATAACTTTGATGCACAACTTGCACAAACATATTCAGACCCAGCAAAGAAAGCCCTTAAAGACAAATGGGACCAATGGTCAACACAGTTCAAGGGTGCTCGTCCATTACTTCAATCTGAACTAGGACAAGGGTCTGAACGCGCTATTAAACGCCAGGTTGCTTACAAGGACTTACAGAATATGTTACTTGATTCTTCTGTACGTAAGGCTAACCCAAAGGCTTTTGATGCAATCCTTGCAATGTCACAGATATATGACCGATATGCCTACAACAAAGACTTAACTGTTGGCTCAGGTGCGTCATCTAATGCGTATAAAGATATTTTACAACAAAACGTAAAAGCGGAACTTCAAAAAATAGCAGAGAGTAATCCAAACGCACTTAATGTGTATAACGTGATTTTCTCAAGATTGGTAGGAGACTAGAATGGGATTTGCACCCGATAGCTGGACCACTGGTGGCGTTCCTACACAGTCAACCGCATCTAACTCTGCTCCTAATCCATATGCTGGATTTGGTCCAACAACTGCAAATACAGTTCAAGATTCCGCAGCTGCACTCTATGCAATGTCTGATGCTGAGCGTAAATTATTTGCCCAAAAGTTAAAAGATGCTGGATATAAAGTAAAAGTATCTGGATCTAAAGGCAACACACTTGCTATTGCAGACGCACTTCTATTAGCGCAGCAAGAACAAATAACAGCAGAAACACGTTTAGGTAAGAAGTACGCAACTGTAGATGAATTTCTTGCAGAAAAAAAGACTGGTGCTACTGGCACTGGCGCTCCAAAAGCATACGCAACTATTTCACCTTTAACAACAGCAGCAAGACTTATCAACGATGCCTACCAACGCAACCTTAATCGTGATGCGACTAAGGCTGAGATTGATACCATTACAAAGAAACTTAATGCGGCTGAAAAGAAAAACCCACAAAAGACTGTTAATGGTCTTACTACTGGTGGAATTGACCGCCCTCAATTCTTGGATGAGATTGTTAAAGCTCGACCTGAATTTAAGAAGCGCATTGAAAGCAAGACTGCTCTTAATACAGAGACTCTTATGTCTACAGCAAAGGCAAATGGCCTTACTCCTAACCCATTTCAATTACAGGAATGGAACAAACGTATTCAAAATGGTGAAGATATTAACGTTATTAAGAAGTCTATTCGTGATACAGCAGCACTTGGTCTACCAGATAACATTAAGAAACTTATGGCTGATGGAACGGATCTTGAAACAATTTATGCTCCATACAAGAACGTTATGTACCAGACATTAGAATTAAACCCAGATGCTATTAACCTTAATGACCCAACACTTCGTAGTGCTATTGGTTCTAATGGTGAAATGCCTATCTATGATTTCCAACGAACACTTCGCAAAGATCCACGTTGGCAATACACAAACAATGCACGTGAAGATGTTTCCAATTCAGTTACTAAAGTCCTTCAGGACTTTGGATTTGTGGGGTAATAATGCCTAGAGATGTAAATGACACACCAGTTGTTACTAAAATTGTTGACGAGCAAGCAAAAGCGGCTGGCTTACGTGCTGCTGCAGTAGATGCTGCGGCTCAAGCAAAAGAACAAGCAGCATACACATCTGGTAAATCTACAACAGGGCAAACATTAGCTAAACAAAAGACAACTATTGAAAATCTTGCGGCTCGTGCTAATGAAATTACAGATCCTACTAAAAGAAAAGCATTTGTTGAATCATCTAAAGCAGCACTTAGTGATGTTAAACTTGGACTAGAACTTCAAGCAATTATTGATAAAGCAGAGTTTGCTTCTAATATAGCAAAAGATCCAAACAATTTAATGAATAGCGATTCTATATTTACTTCATCTGCCAAGACTGGTGTATCTAACTCTGGTAAATATTATGTTCAAGGTAAAGAAGTTAGCCAACAAGAATATGTAAATACTGTAGGTGCAGAAACTGGAGTGGGTAGCGTTGGTGGTGGAGGCGGCACAGGTGGTTCAGGTGCTGAAAATTTAACTGGCACAGGTGGTTCAGGTGCTGAAAATTTAACTGGCACAGGTGGATCAGGAACACCTGCAGACCAAGCAGCACGTAAATCTGCATATGACATTTTGCTTGAAGAGTTCAACCGTTATGGTTTAGGTTCTCTAGTAGAACCGCTTAAAGGTCTTATTACTGACAACGTTTCACCTTCAGAATTTGGTCTTCGTCTGCAACAAACAGATGCTTACAAGAAGCGCTTTAGCGCTAATGCTGACCGTATTGCTAAAGGATTAACAGCATTAGACCCAGCAACATATCTTAAAATGGAAGATCAATACCAAGAAATTATGCGTAACTATGGACTTCCTGCTTCTTACTATTCAAAGGATTCACTAGGTACACAGGCTGGGTTTAATCAACTTATCGCTAATGACGTATCTGCTACAGAATTAGAAGACCGCGTTATGACTGCACAAAACCGTGTAGTCAATGCTAATCCAGAAGTTTACAAGGCACTCAAGGCTTTCTACCCAGACATTACTAATGGCGATATCTTGGCTTATACACTTGACCCAACCAAGGCACTAGATATGATTAAACGTAAAGTTACTGCAGCTGAAATTGGTGGTGCTGCCCTTGCTCAAGGATTAACAACTGAGGCTACAACAGCAGAAAACTTAGCACGTTATGGAATTACTGGTGCTCAGGCACAGCAAGGCTACGAACAAGTTGCTGGAATGTTGCCACGTGGTTCAATGCTTGCAGATATTTATAAGCAAGATCCATACACACAAGCAGTAGCAGAAGCAGAAACATTTGGCACTGCAGGATCTGCAGTAGCAAAAGAAAAGCGCAGAAAATTAACAGCACTTGAAACAGCAGCATTTGCTGGTTCATCAGGCGCTGCTCAAAATGCGTTAAGCCGTGACCGTGCATCAAGTGTCGGTATGTACCGCGAATCAGGCGCAGGCGCCTTCTAAACATAGACCTGCCACTAGAACGACTGGCCTAGTGGAGTGATACCAATACCAGGAGTCAGAGCCATACCCGTACCCCAACGGAATATGAGGCTGGCGTAATCAAACAATGATAGGGAGATGGACTATGTCCAATAACGACTACGAGGACGACGACTTTGACTTTGAAGATTCTTCTTCAAACCAAAACAATGATCTCGTCAAACAACTGCGTAAAGCAGCAAAGCAAAAGGATAAAGAACTTCAAGAGCTTCGTGCTCAATTTGAAGGCGTATCCAAAGCACAAAGAGAACGAGCTATTAAAGATGTCCTCGAAGCTCGCGGGATAAATAAGAAAATATCTGCATTTATCCCACAGGACATTGACCCAACTGAGGAGTCTTTGTCTAAGTGGCTTGACGATTACGGCGACGTATTCGGTATCGAGTCACAAGAATCTAACCAGAACACTGTAGACCCAGCACAAGCTGCTGCTTACAAGAAGATGAATAACGCTGTCGAATCTGGCTTAACACCAGACTCAGGTGATGACGTTCTTCGTAAACTTATGAGCGCTAACTCAAAAGAGGAACTTGACGAAGTCATTCGTAATTCTGGACTCTAACAACAATCCGAAAGGCTAACGCTAAATGGCAATTCCAGGTGGTTCATTAACTGGTACCTCGGCGATAAGCAACCTCGTACAAACAGCATATGATCAATATGTAAGAATGGCACTACGTTCCATTCCTGTTATGCGTGCTCTTGCAGACGTCAAGCCAGTTCAACAGGCAATGCCAGGATCATCAGTTGTATTCTCAATCTATTCAGATCTAGCTCAAGCTACATCTACATTGACAGAAGCATCTGACGTTTCTTCTATTGCTCTTGGTAACCCAACACAAGTTGCGGTTACACTACAAGAATACGGCTCAGCCGTAACAACAACAAAGAAGTTAAACCTAACTTCTTTCAACGATGTTGACTCAGCTCTTGCTGACATCATCGCTTATAACGCTGCAGACTCTATTGATTCTGTTGTAGCTTCTGTTCTAACAGCAGGCTCAAACGCAATCTATGCAGGAACAGCAACAAACACAGCAGGTATCAAGGCTGATCAGCTAATGACAGTTTCTGATATCCGTCAAGCTGTAACAGAACTTCGCACAAACAAGGCTTTGCCTCGTATTGGTGAACTATATGCAGCATACCTACACCCACGTCAGACAGCCGATCTTCGTGCTGAAACTGGTACTGGTGGATTCCAAGAACTTTCAAAGTACGTAGACCGCACACCATTCGTGGCTGGCGCTGTTGGCGTAATTGAAGGTGCATTCGTGGTAGAAACACCACGTGTTCCTTACGCTACAAACGGCACAACTAACGTCTACAAGGCAGTAGTTGCTGGTCGTGAAGCACTTGCAGAAGCAATGGGCCAAGACATCTCAACAGTCATTGGACCACAGATTGACGCGCTCCGTCGCTTCCACACAATCGGTTGGTACTACTTCGGCGGATGGTCACTCCTTCGTCAAGCAGCTCTCTACCGTATTGAATCTGCTGCAACAAACGGATAATCATTTAGTTGATTAACGCGGTGGCAGGGGGCAACCCCTGTCACTGAGTCAGTTCACTAAGGAGAACAATGCCATACACATTAACAACGCCTTGGGAAAACCAGACGTGGAACGCAGGCAAAGCGTGGCCTGATAAGTACTCACGTCTTGCTGGTAAGCCATTAGTTGGTGGTTCTCTTACAGGATCTATCCCAAGTTTTATGACAGACATTGCTCGTGGTGTAACACTTATTGTCAACGGCACAAGCGTTGAAGCAACACTTTATCCCTACCAGAATACATTGGAAGATGCAGATTATTATTTCCTCGGTGGTCACGTTTATACAGTCACGGATGAGCAAGCAGCAGTTCTTATCGCTGCAGGCTATAGCGACTATTTGGAGCCAATAGTATGAGTAACTGCACATCATCTTGTAAGACACAAGATCACGTCACCTATGGTGAGTGTATGCGTTCTAATATGCCAATGATTGATGGCGGTGCTACACCTACTAGAAGCGGTGCATCTTTGTCTGCAGTCAAGAAAGACGAGAAGGAATTGACTTCCTATTACGATGCAATCCGTCAGGGAGTAGAACCAATCTCTACAAAGAAGAAAGATATTGATGCGGCTATGGCTGTCAGCAATGAAGTAGGCAAAGCCTTTGATGGCAACACAATGGGATTTAGAGACTAAGCGTCACTAAATAGAGATAGAGGAAACTATGAAAAAAATAAAATCATCTGGTGGCGCTGAGTCCACTAACTTCAAGGGCTTCGGACCAGGAAGTAAGAAGGGGATTACTCCTTCATCTATCTCAGCCTCAACAGGTAAGACAAAGGGAAACACAGCCAAGTTCTCTGGCGGTAAGAAGACGGTGAGCAAATAATGTGTGCTGTATGCGGATGCGGTTACGCATCATATGATGATATTGAAACAGGCGCTCCAGGCGCTGGTGTCGGTGAAGAAAAAACTGGCGAAAAGGAAAACTACTAATGAAGAAAGCACATCCAGGATTCAAAGCTGTTGCTGCGGGAATCGCAAAGAAGCAAGGTATCTCCAAGGAACGTGCTGGTGCGATTGTTGCAGCAGGTGCTCGCAAGGCGAGCAAGGCTGCAGTTAAAGCAAACCCACGTTTGAAGAAAGTATCTGGCGTTAAGAAGGGTATGTAATGGCTAAAGAAATGTACAGCGCAAAGAAAGATATGGCGCAAGACAAGAAAATGACTAAAGGTCTAAAGCCAAAGCAAAAAGCAGCTTTCAAGAAGGCTGATCTTGCAATGGATAAAAAGAAGCCATCCGCAAAAGCAGATATGAAAATGGATAAGGCTTTAGTAGTAAAGATTAAAAAGAAGAAATAATGGCAAAGACTCCAGCGTGGCAACGCAAAGAGGGACAGAACCCAAAGGGTGGTCTCAATGCTAAGGGACGTGCTAGTGCTAAGGCACAAGGCAGTAACTTAAAGCCGCCAGTTAAATCTGGAGATAACCCACGCAGAGCAAGTTTTCTTGCTCGTATGGGTAGTGCTGCAGGACCTGAGCGTAAGCCAAACGGAGAGCCAACCCGCTTGCTTTTATCATTGCAAGCGTGGGGCGCATCTAGTAAAGCAGATGCTAAGAAAAAAGCAGCAGCAATTTCTAAAAGGAATAAAGGTAAGAAATGAAAAAGAAAGCATTTTGGGATACAAAAAATCCTAATAAGAAATCAACGCCTTTAAGTCCAAAGCAAAAGGCATCAGCAAAAGCCAGAGCAAAAGCAGCAGGTAGACCATATCCAAATTTGGTTGATAACGCTGCTGCTAAAAAAACAAAGAAGAAGTGAGGGACGTAGGTGCCACTAGGAGATTTCGGTTCAACGCTCGTAGACGAGTTAAATCGTCTTGCCAATGGTGGCACCTACCCTGCACGTGCTGACTATTTAGATACAGCTGCTGCTGCTCGTAAATGGGCTGTGACAAGAAGCGTTATACTCGGTAAAGTTACAGACACTGTAGGAGTTATTAACTACATCGGTTCTATTACTAAGCGTTCAGATATGTTAGACATTGCTGGGATCTGCAACAAAATTGCTGGTACTACAGGACTGGAGCCAGCTGCTGCGCTACGTCAGGTGGCCTCGTGAGTGCTACATATAACATTGTCTGCGAGCAAGCAACTACATTTAATTTTCAATTCATCATTAAAAATGATGGCACTCCTTGGAATATAACAAACTATTCTGCAACTATGACAGTGCGTCCATTCCTTGGAGCAAGCACAACTCTTCTAGTAGCAACAACCCAAAATGGTAAAATTACTTTAGATGGTCCTAACGGAACAGTTACAGTCAATCTTTCAGCTACAGTTACAGGTGCTCTAGTAACAGGTCGTTTTGTCTATGACTTGATACTTGATTCAGGTTCGGTAATAACTCGTGTCCTAGAAGGACAATTTATTGTGACAGGAGCAGTTACTACAAATGTCTGAAACAATTATTGTTATTACTACCACATCACCACAAACTGCGTTATCATTAGCTGCAGATCAAGGACCGCAAGGTCCTGCAGGAAATACAGGACCTACTGGCTCAACTGGACCGACAGGTGCAGGAGCAACAGGTGCTACTGGACCGACGGGAGGGACAGGTGCAACAGGTAATATTGGACCTACTGGTCCCACTGGTTCCATTGGCGTTACTGGGTCTACTGGTGCTACTGGTTCTACAGGAGCAACTGGCTCACAAGGAGTCACAGGACCTACGGGTTCAACTGGTCTTACAGGGTCAACTGGCGCTACTGGACCAACAGGATTTACTGGACCTACTGGCGCAACAGGAGCAACTGGACCCACAGGTAATACGGGAAGTACGGGCGCGACTGGTTCAACAGGACCTCAAGGTAATACAGGAAGCACGGGAGCAACTGGACCGACAGGTTCTACTGGCCCACAGGGTGTAACTGGCCCTACGGGCATCACAGGCCCTACAGGCCCTACTGGAGACACAGGTCCTGGATACTCAGGAGTTAGCTCCACATCTACAATTACCATTGGAACAGGTCTTAAAACCTTTACTTTAACTGGCGGTTACGCTGGTGCATTTATTACTGGTGACCGCATTCGTGCTATTCACTCAACTACTCCAACGTATTATATGGAAGGTTACGCCAACTATGTTGGTGGCGGATCTTTACTTATTACTGTTGATGTGGCAGTTGGTAGTGGTTCACATAATGACTGGAACTTCAGCATTGCTGGCATCATTGGCGCTACAGGCGCCACTGGTGCTACAGGAGCTGCTTCTACAGTTGTTGGACCCACAGGTGCAACTGGCAGCACTGGACCTATTGGTCCAACAGGAGCCACTGGTATTCAAGGTGTAACTGGTCCGACTGGTGCAACAGGATTTACTGGATCTACAGGTTCCACTGGTGCTACTGGACCGCAGGGTGTCACAGGACCAACAGGATTTACTGGAGCAACTGGTAGTACTGGACCTACGGGTCCTACGGGATTTACAGGTTCTACTGGTCCGACTGGTGCAACAGGTGCAACAGGTTCACAGGGTGTAACTGGTCCAACTGGTTTTACAGGAGCCACTGGTGCTACTGGTCCTACAGGCCCTACAGGTTTTACAGGTGCTACGGGAGCAACTGGAGCAACAGGTTCTAGTATTACAGGAGCTACAGGCGCAACTGGTGCAACAGGTCCTACTGGACCTACGGGATCTGTTGGACCTACAGGGGCTACGGGTGCTACTGGTTCTGCAGGAACAGGTTTACCAGTAGGTGGTGCTACTAACGCACTTCTTGCTAAGAGTTCTGCTGCTAATTACGACACTGCTTGGGTTACTGTTATTGATGGCGGTAGTGCGTAAGATACTGCTATGAAAGTAGCTGTCTACAGTATTGCGCTTAATGAAGAAAAGCACGTCAAGCGCTGGTTTGAATCTACCAAGGATGCTGACTATCACGTCATAGCAGATACTGGTTCAACAGATAGAACTATTGAGATAGCCAAGGAACTTGGCATACAGGTTTATACAATCAGTGTAAAGCCTTGGCGCTTTGATGATGCTAGAAATGCAAGCCTTGCTCTAGTACCAGCTGATGCTGATTACTGTATTGCAATGGACTTGGATGAGATTATGCGTCCAGGTTGGCGAGCAGAACTTGAGAAGGCTTTTGCCGAAGGTATAGATAAACCACGATACAAGTTTGTTACAGACTTTAATCCAGATGGAACTGAGAAAGCATCGTTTCTAGGATTTAGAATACATACTAGGCAAAATGTTCGATGGGTCTATCCGATACACGAAGTACCTAGTGGGTACTACCGTGATAAAGAAGAGACATCTAAAGAGTACGAGATTGAATCGTGGCACCTACCAGATGGTGAGAAGTCACGTGGTAACTATTTACCAATGTTGCAGAAAGCAGCAGAGGAGGATGCCAACGCTCGTAACCTGTATTACCTAGGTAGAGAATATTTCTATCACAGTATGGCTAAGGAATCTACGGAAACCTTAAAGCGTTACTTAGATGTCAGTATCTTTCCAGCAGAAAAAAGTTATGCACTGCGTATTTTGTCTAAGACAGATCCTGATAATGCTGAAGAATATTTAATGAAAGCAACTGAAGTTTACCAAAGCAGAGAATCTATCTTGGCTCTGGCTAACTACTACTACCACCAGAAACGGTGGGCAGAGTGCAACAAAGTAGCAAAGATTTCTTTAGAACAGACTGTGAGAACATCAGAGTTTATGTCTGAAGATTGGGCTTGGTCTCATATGGCAGATGACCTGATAGCAGTATCAGCGTGGAATTTGCAGCAATGGGATGAAGCGTTCGAGTATGGCAAGAAAGCACTAGAGATATCACCTAATGATGAAAGACTACAAAAGAACGTTACGTTCTACAGGGAGAAAGTAAATGGCAACATTCGCTCAAATGATTGATGAAGTACGGTCTAACCTTGCTGGTTACACCCTGCGTCAAGATCGCATTTCTAATCTTGCCAACATAGGTGGTATTAGTTCTACAGATACAGCAATTAGAATTGGATCAGCCGATAACCTTGCTAAAGGTATCATTGAAATTGATAACGAACTTATCTGGATTGACTCATACGATAGAGCTACTTTAACACTTAATGTAATTCCAGGCTTTGGTCGCGGGTATCAAGGAACTACTCCAGCGCCTCACGCTCAAAACGTTCAAGTGACAATGACTCCAACATTTCCACGATCTACTATTGCTACAGCGATAAATGATACTATCAACTCATTCTATCCAAAATTATTTTCAACATATTCAACAGTCTTTACCTTCAACGCAGCGCAGGTTGCATACCCGCTACCAGCAGCTGCTCGTGATGCACTCTTTATTTCGTGGCAAACAGTTGGTCCATCTCGTGAATGGCTTCCAGTTAATCGCTGGCGTATTGACCGTATGGCTAACCAAGCAGCATTTAATACTACAGCAACGGTGAACCTTTATGAAAAGATTATGCCTGGTCGTAACGTACAAGTATGGTACTCAGCAATACCAAGCAATCTTACCAATGCTACTGATGATTTTGCAGAGGTTACAGGCTTGCCACAATCCTGTCAGGATGTCGTTATCCTTGGGGCTTCTTACAGACTCCTCTCATATCTTGATACGGGTCGAATTAACCTCACTTCAGCAGAGGCCGATTTAGCAGATGCTAAGTTGCCTTCAACTGCTGGTGCTTCTAGTTCTAAGTATGTCTTTGCTTTATTCCAGCAACGTCTACAAGAAGAATCAACAAAGTTACAAAACCGTTTCCCAATACGCGTCCACTACTCCAAATAAGGAAAAATAATGTCAGTACGTAGATATTCCTCAATCAGTATTGCTACATCACTTGCAGGTGGTGGTATCTCAAACTCTGCTACTTCAATGACTGTAGTAACAGGAACTGGTGCAGCCCTTATGGGTGGTATCACTCTTACAGCAGGAGATCAATTTACAGTAGCGCTAGATGTAGATACAGCATCTGAAGAGATTGTATTTATTACAGTCCAATCAGTTGACACATTTACTATTACTCGTGGTCGTGCTGGAACTACCGCAGTAGCACACGCAAGCGGTGCTGCAGTAAAGCACGTGCTGACAAGTGATGACCTTAATTACTTTAATCAGGCAATTCAATCAACAACACCGCCTGGTAGTACACCCACTATTGACGGAGGAACGCCGTAATGAAAAACTTAATACAGACCGCAATGACAATCGGAGGAAATAACTAATGCCAGTTCAGACACAGATTCAGGTAAGACGCAGCACAGCTGCTACCTGGACCTCCACCAACCCTACCCTTGCGGCTGGTGAGATAGGTTTTGAAACAGATACGGGGAAGTTTAAGATAGGTACAGGTTCATCTGTTTGGACTGCTTTATCTTATGCATCTAATACATCACCTCTTACAACCAAGGGTGATCTTTATACATACTCAACAGATAACACACGCCTAGCAGTAGGCAACAATGGCGAAAGCCTTGTCGCAGATAGTTCCACTTCAACAGGACTCCGTTGGCAAGGTAATTACGCTGCTGGTAAAAATAAAATTTTGAATTCTGATTTTAATATAAACCAAAGAAGTGTTACATCTACAACAACCAATGATGCGTTTATCTTTGACCGTTGGTCAATGGTAGGTGTTGGTGGAACTACTACAACAACCTCCGAGTCCTTTACGCCTGGAACAGCGCCAGTTACGGGATATGAAGGCAATAAGTTTATTAAGCAAGTTATTTCAGGACAAACTACACAAAGTCAATATGCTGCAATCCGTCAAAAGATTGAGGATGTACGTACTTTTGCTAATCAAACTGTTACCTTTTCATTCTGGGCTAAAGCCGATAGCGGCACACCTTATCTTTGGGTTGAACCTCAACAATACTTTGGTACAGGTGGAAGTCCTAGTGCAACGGCGGTAGCACAATTAGGTTCAACAATTACTATTAGTACATCGTGGGCACGCTACTCAGTGACAGGAACTATTGCTTCGATTGCAGGAAAAACAATAGGAACTGATGCTAACTCTAGTGCTTTACAAATGCTCATTTGGACTTCTTTAGGTTCATCTATTCGCGCTTATACAAATGCTACTTTTCAAAATGCTGGTATTTCAGTATGGGGAGTACAGATGGAGGCAGGCTCAACAGCCACAGCCTTCCAAACTGCAACAGGAACTATTCAAGGTGAATTGGCTGCTTGCCAAAGGTATTATTTCTTAAAATCTACAGGCACAGACCAAAGTTTTGGTATGGCTGCATACAATTCAGCCAGCGATTTACGCGGTAGTTTTTCATTTCCCGTGGAGATGAGAATAGTGCCAACTTTAATTGCATCTAGTGGTACCAGTTATTATATTGGTATGAACTCAGATGCTTTTAATAGTCTTACGCAACAATTTTCTAGCAAGACCGAGGCAACTTGGTATAACGTATCCGAGGTCTCGGGCACCGCAGGTTACGGTATGCCAGTTAGAACTAATAATGCATCATCATCTATTGCTTTAAGTGCGGAGTTATAAAATGAAAAGAGAATATACAGTCGAAGATACAGGCGTTATTTGGTATGAAGAAAATGGGTATCGCTACTCTTTTGGACAAGACCCTGCAAACCCTGATTATCAGGCATATCTAAAAAGCCTAGAAGCGTAAGTAATTCCATAGACCTGAGTATGTCTCTAAACTGCTCATACTTTTATGCCATAAATCAAAGGAGAATAGATGCCATTCGGGGACGATATCACTGAGGGTATACCGTTTGTACTCTCCAACCCAGTTAACAATCAAACTTTCGCTTTAACTGGCGTTGCCTATGACATATCTATCGGCGGTCAACCATTCTTTTTACAGACAGATGACGAGACTCCTTATCGTCGTGTAACTGCTCAGTACCGCAAACAACAGCTCGATACTACCCGTGAGCCAGGTGAGCAGACGCTTACTGGTTGGTGGATTAGAAGTCAGTCAACATTTCATTTAGGTCAAGGCATCAAGTTCTTTGAGCCAGCACAAGATGAATCACTACGCTTTCAATACACATACAGCAAAGGCTGTGATGTTTGGAGCAAGGGTCAAGTAACCCTGCTCAATGACAGCGTAACTGGCTATGCAACCATTGGTGCTATTAGAACTAATAACCGTCCCAACCAATACACACGATCTATCCGTTGGAAGATTAGCACAACAACTTATGATGGTATTCTAGTATCAGATAATTACCTTATTAAAAAGATTGATTCAGCTGGCACAGTCACAGCATTCCAAACTTATACTTCAGGCACGCCTGTATTTTCTATGTGTGATGATGGCGTCTATGCCTATTGGGTTATTAACAATGCAACTACTGGGTTTGTAGAAGTACTCAAGAAACTTCTTTCAGATGACAGCACAGTATCTCCTACATCTATGTTCACATCAGCAACTATTATTGCAACTAATGCTGTTATCGAATTTACCAAAGAACGCCTTGTAATGGCAGTTAATAACTCTGTCTATGAGTTTTCTACAACAGCAACAGTCCTACCTACTGCTGTTTATAGTCACCCAAATACTGGGTTTACTTATACAAGCATTACCTCATCTGGTACTGCTATCTACTTATCTGGATATAGCGGTATCCAATCTACAATTCAAAAGTTTATATTGACTACTGCTGGTGCTATGCCTACATTGACTAGCGCTATTACAGCAGCTGAACTGCCAGTAGGTGAAGTTGTATACAAGATTTATTACTACCTTGGCTATATGGCTATTGGTACCAATTTGGGTATTCGTATTGCTGCTGTATCTGATACAACAGATGGAGCCGTTTCATATGGCCCATTACTTGTAGAGACAAGTCAACCTTGCTATGACTTTGCAGCACGAGATAAATTCCTATGGTGTGCTACTGGAGTAGAAGGTTCACCTGGAGTTATTCGTGTTAACTTAGGACAAGAAATATCTAGCCTAGTATTTGCCTATGCTTATGATATTTACTACCCAAGCGTAACTTCACGCGTAACAACAGCTTGTGCTTTCTTAGGAAACCTAGACAGATTATCTTATATATCTTGCAATAACGGTACAACAAACGGTGCTGTGTATTCAGAGTCAGCAACAGTTAAAATTGCTGCAGGTGAATTACGTACTGGATTTATCCGCTACAACACACTAGAAGATAAACTATTTAAGAACTTAACTCCACGTTTTAATACTGAAAATGGTGGAATGGTTGTCTATTCAGTACAAGACGGTGACATTGAATATAATATTGGTACATATCCACAAGGTTCTTTTGTAGATCAAATTGGTATTCCATATCCTACTACAGCTCAACAGTTCCTTGGATTTAAGTTTACCTTTAGTCGTTCAACTACTGATACAACTAAGGGTCCAGTATTTACTGGATACCAAGTCAACTCCCTACCTTCTATTCCGCGTCAACGTCTTATCCAATACCCAGTGATGATGTATGACTATGAAATGGATAAGTTTAATAACCCATCAGGTTATGAAGGCTCAGCCTATAACCGTATGACAACATTAGAAAACATTGAAAACATTGGAGATACTATTCGTATCCAAGATTTTCGTACCAATGAAACATACATAGGTCTCATCGAAGAGATGGACTTTACTAACAAGACACCTACCGATAAACGTTTTGCTGGTTACGGCGGTGTTTTGCTGGTCACTATCCGAAAGGTCTAACAAATGTCTATTTCTGACTGGGCAACGACAGTATCAGGCGCACTTGCAGTTATCGCAGCTCTTGGCTGGATAGTAAGACGCTACCTAGTAGAACTAAAACCCAACTCAGGATCATCGCTACGCGATGCTGTTGATTGCATTCAAAGAGATGTCAGCGCTATTAGTGTGGACCTTGCACGACTTGAAGGTAAGTTCGAGCAACACACACAGGAGCACAATAGATGACACAGGTTGAAAAGTTCCTAGAGATTGCCCACAAAGAAGTCGGCACAGTAGAAGAAGGTAATAACCGTACTAAGTACGGCAAGTTTACAAAGCACGATGGCCAGCCTTGGTGCGGTTCATTCGTGATGTGGTGTGCTAATGAAGCAGGTTTTAAGGGTATGCCTAACTGCGTATTTACACCAGCAGGAGTAGCAGGATTTCAAGGCAAAGGTGCTTGGTCTAATGCAGCAACAGCCAAGCCAGTACCAGGGGACATAGTTTTCTTTGACTTTACCGAAGGTGGCAACCCAGTTGACCACGTTGGAATAGTTGTCAAAGATAATCTTGATGGCACAGTAACTACTATCGAAGGTAACACATCACCTGAGAAAAAACTAAAAGGCTCACAAGCCAATGGTGGAGAAGTAGCAATACGCACACGTGCTTTCAAGAAGAACAGAGCAGGACTCCCAGTATTCATAGTGGGATTTGGCAGACCGAAATGGAGCAAGTAATGGATACAAAGAAACTCAAAGCAATCGCATTGACTTATGTACGTGCAGGTATTGCAGCAACATTAGCTTTATATCTCGCAGGAGAAACAGACGCAAAGAAATTGTTATTGGCTGCAGTAGCAGCAGTAGCAGGTCCAGTGCTCAAAGCACTAGATCCAAATTCACCAGAGTTTGGTCGCGGTTCTAAGTAACCGATAGCGCGAGGCACAACAGAGGCTCCACCCCGAAAGGGGTGGGGCTTCTTTTTTTATTTGTAGGCAGTTTGGCTCATACCCAGGAGCAGCACTCGAAAAGACCATTGGGATCTGTTCTGGCTAAAAAATACCAGAGTTAGAGTCTCCGTGCAAGTGTGTTTTTAGACGGTGGCAATTAGCACACAGGGTGCGTAGGTTGGTTGGGTTATTGTTCCACCTGTCCCCGTCTACGTGGTCTACGTCGAGCTGTGAGGGGTGAGCAGGGACAAAGCCACAGTGCTCACAGGTATCTTTCTTGTGGACTGCATATGGGTACTGGGACTTAATTATATTTCTTTTGTATACAGAGATACATCTGTAGCGACTACTCAGTGGATTCTTTGAATCCCTTAGTTTTATTTTTGTTTGACCACATACAGAGCAGACGCCAGTGCGGGCGTGTTCATCAATCTGACTGAGTTTGTGATCCATCTTTATCCACAGGACAGGGAACTGTTACTAAGTTGCCACAGTTAACGCAGGTACCGTCCAAGAAATACCAGCTCAGTTCGTAATCTTCAAAGGATGCCATAACAGAAAAGACCTGAGAGCCACAAGGACACACGTGAATTGGTCCTAGTTCTCGCAGGTCGCTACCGAATTGTTCGGGTATCCTACGTTTGAATTTTCGCAGGGTTGGTAGACGGAACCGCACAGTAACTGTACGGTTACTGCTACGCCCCATCGAGGGGCGTCCTGCAAATTCGCTCACGCTCATATTGTAATCTCTAGTAGATGCTCGGCCTGGTATCAAAGCATTCACGGCGTGTCGTGATAGACTTCACATATGACTACTCTCGTTGGAATCTCTGGTAAAAACTTCGTGGTGATGGCTGCAGACTCGCAAATCACCGAAGATAACTTACGTACTATTAGTTTACTCACGCCAAAAATTATTGAGGTTAACGAGTACATCATCGGCATTACTGGTGATACACGTCCAGGTGATGTGCTTACCTACAACTGGAACCCGCCACAATATAACGGTGAAGATCCCGTTCAATGGATGGGTAAAAAAATTATTCCTAGTATTGTCCGTGCCTTTGATGCAAATGGATACGAGTGGGCTAAGCAAGACAAAGAAGGTGGCTTTGATTACCTGATTGCTTTTGACGGTAACTTATTTCACATCGCTTGCGATATGAGCTTTATATCCAACCAAGAAGGTAGATACGGCATTGGCTCTGGTGGTCAGATTGCACTGGGTTATCTATACAGTCTTGCGCCTAGCGCAACCAAGACACTTGCTGCATCCCAGGCCGTGGCACGCAAGGCAATAGAGATCGCGTCGGTGCTTGACGTCAATACTGCACCACCCGTACAGTTGGTAGTCCAGGAAAGGATATTTGAATAATGGAGAAGACATTAAATTATGCACTTAACGAAGCGCTTGAAACGGGCTATCGTGCTGGTCGCCTTGGTAACAGTTTTGATGAAGTTGGATTATGTGAAAGAATTGCTCAAGAAATTGAGAGATACAAAGACAAGTTTGTAGACGAAGCTAAGACAGATGAGTTTTACAAAGGTGTTTGTAACGGTATGTTCTTTGCAGCATCTATAGCACGAGGAGTTTCCATTGACTGATCCTAAAGAATTATTATTAGGTGTGCTGCGTGATAAGGATGCTAAGCGTTCACGTTCAGTACAAACACAAGTAGGTCCATCTGAAATTGGTGGCTGCGCTCGCAAGGTTTGGTACCGTCTCAACGACCAACCTGCTACTAACGATAACGAATTAAAACTAGCAGCCATTATGGGTACTGCTATTCACGGTGCTATTGAAGAAGCCATCACTGAGATAGACCCAAAGGGTGAGAAGTATTGGGTTGAAACTGAAGTTGAGTATGGCAATATGAAAGCACACATAGATTTATTTATACCAGAGACAGGTGCAGTAGTTGACTGGAAGACCAGCAAGGTACGTAACTTGTCATACTTTCCATCAACACAACAGCGCTGGCAGGTACAACTCTACGGCTACCTATTAGAGAAATCTGGTAAGGCTAAGGTCAATACAGTTAACCTTGTTGCTATTGCTAGAGATGGTGATGAACGTGATGTGAAAGTTCACTCTGAACCATACGATGAGGCTATTGCAATACAAGCGCTTGGCTGGTTAGCACTTGTTAAAGAAGCAAAAGAACCACCAGCTCCTGAGAAAGATGAGAACTATTGCAAGTTCTATTGCAAGTACTACGACTCATCAGGTGAGATGGGATGCGTTGGTCTAAAAAAAGGACGTACAGAAGTCAGTGAAATAATCATTCCTGATCCTGATGTTGACAAGAATGCAGTGTTGTACTTACAGTACGACGCTGCGATTAAAGAACTCGAAAAGAAAAAGGATTCCCTTAAAGCATCATTTGAGGGAGTATTAGGCACTACGCTAAGTGGTGCTGAAATAAGCTGGACAACTGTGGCAGGCAGAACTACAGTTGATAGTAATGAAGTCGAGAAGTTACTTGGCTTTGTTCCTAAGTTAGTAGGCACTGAAACACAGCGCCTATCCATTAAGTTAAACGGAGGAAAGTAATGGCTGCACCGAGCGACACAAAGTTCCAAGTCAACTATAAGTTGAGCGATGGAACACTGATTAACCTTTACGCAACAGAAATTAAAGAACTAGAAACAGGACTCAATGATTTATCAATGGTTGCTGCTCTCATTAAATCAACTTCAGCTGAACTTAGCGGAAGTTCTTACGCTGCTCCTACAGTGGCTTCTGTAACACAACAATTTGCAGCACCAGTACAAGATGTTGCAAGCAGTGCAGGCGCTGCGCCAGTGTGTAAACACGGGCCTATGACTTATAAGACAGGTACTTCAACCAAGGGACCTTGGCGTGCGTGGATGTGTCCATCACCAAAGGGTGCTGTAGATAAGTGCGAGACATCCTGGATTAGATAAATGCTGCGGGAGCCACATCAGTTTGAAGCTCCCGCGTGTGCTGAGATTGGTGGGGATTTCTGGTTTCCTGAAAAGGGAGACGGAAGTAATTCAAGAGAGATGACGTATGCAAAGTCAATTTGCAAACAATGTCCTCATCAATCTGAATGTGCTGAGTGGGGAATTATGAAAGAAACTCACGGCATCTGGGGTGGCCTAGTGTTTAGGGATCGCCAAAGAATACGTAGGCAAAGAGGAATTAAGTTACAAGGAGGCAACGTTGCTTGACCTATCCCGTGCTTGGAGTGGTGTGCTTACCAAAGCAACACCGCTACCTGATGTATGGGATGCGTTAAAACGTAAGCAGATTAACTTCCGACGTGGACAAGTATGTATGGTTGCTGCTGCACCTAATGCTGGTAAAAGTATGTTTGCTCTTATCTATGCAATGAAAGCAAAAGTACCAACTCTATTCTTCTCAGCCGATACCGATACCACAACAGTAATGATGCGTGCGGCAGCGCACGCCTCTGGTCATAGTCAATTATTAGTTGAGAGTAACCTGTCTAGTGACAAGAACTATTACAATAAATACTTCGACAAACTCAATCATATTAAGTGGGTCTTTGACTCTTCACCTTCATTGGATGATATCGAACTTGAGATTCGAGCATATGTTGAGTTGTTCGGAGTAGCACCAGAGTTAATCGTGATAGATAACTTAATGAACGTAGCAGCTGAGACCGACAATGAGTGGGCAGGGCTACGTGCAATTATGATGGAACTCCACGATATGGCACGCAAGACAGAAGCGTGTGTACTGGTACTGCACCACGTATCAGAGCAGTCAGAGTATGGATCACCTACTACACCACCTGCTCGTCGAGCGATTCACGGGAAAGTGAGTCAACTGCCTAGTCTGATTATCACTTTAGGTTATGACCCGTCCCTTGGTGAACTCAAGATTGCACCAGTAAAGAACCGCTTTGGTCCACACGCTGCAGACGGTAAGGACTGGGCTACGCTCTTTGTAAACTACGGAGCGTGTCAGATATCAGACCAAAATGCTTATGGAAGAATGCTTGCTCAAGATGCACGAGCAGGAGTAGTCACTGCAAATTATTTACCAGAAGAACAGGATGAATATGGTAACGAACTTAGTAATTATCCCTTCGCGGGGTAGACCAGACAACATTGCTCGTACCGTTGAGCAACTACAACTGCACAGCAAAATCTCTGACATCTGCGTTGCTATTGATGATGATGAAACAGACCTGTACCCACGTATAGACAACGTTATTTATGAAGTAAACCCACGTCTGCGTATGAATGGCACGCTGAACCTAGTAGCCAACAAGTATGTAGATGATTACAAAACTATTTATTTTATGGGAGATGACCACGTAGTACGTACCGAAGGTTGGGATGAGAAGCTCTATGCTCCTATTAAAGAACGTGGCTATGGCCTGTCATATGGTGATGATTTATTCCAGCGACAGGATTTAGCAACAGCTGTGATGATGAGTACTAATATCATTAAACCATTAGGTTTTATGGCACCGCCTAAGTTGATTCACTTGTATATGGATAACTTTTGGATGACGTTAGGCCACTCATTAGATGCGTTGAACTATGTACCAGAGGCAATCATTGAGCATATGCACTACCTCAATGGTAAGGCTACGCAAGATGAAGGCTACACAGATGTCAATTCATCTGAGGTGTACACACACGACAAGATAGTCTTTGATGAATACGCTGCAACGCAACTTAAAGATGACGTACTCAAGGTAGCTGCATCCCTACTATGAATCAAGTAATCTCGTACTCACTCTACGGTAAAGACCTGCGCTTTATGGTTGGTGCTATCAAGAATGCACAACTAGCGCAGATGTTCTTTCCTGACTTTACTGTGCGCTACTACGTTGGTGCATCAGTTCCTACGTGGGTACGGTCAACGCTTGATTTGTTTATGGATGTGGAACAGGTAGAAGTTGATATGCCTGAGAACCATCTGGCTAAGCTCTGGAGATTTCAGGCTATCTTAGATCCTGAAGTGGATGTAGTACTTAGCCGTGATGTAGATGCAAGACTTGGACTGCGTGAGGCTTACGCTCACAAGGAGTTCTTAGAATCTGACTATGCGTTCCACATTATGAGAGACCACCCAAAAGGTCATAACTATCTTATCTCTGCAGGTATGTTTGCAGTTAAGACTGCTAAGGCTGGCATCTTCTTTGAAGAAATGATGACTACACCTTTTCTAGATTTATATACACAGGACCAAGTGTTCTTAGCTGAGAAGATATACCCACACATAGCAGATAACTGCTTGATACACGATGAGTATTACGACTATGCACCCACACTGCCATCTATTAAGAAGGCTATTGACTATGCCAAGGTCAACGAACTCTGTCATATTGGAGCAGCGTTAGATGAGAACGATGTGTATGTATACCGTTCAGACCAAGAGCAGTCATTAAAATTAACAGGCAACGTGAAGTACATCTACGATTGGGGTAATGATGAAGATACTAATAACGGGTAGTGAAGGATTCGTAGGTAAGTACTTCAAGCAGAAGCTACAAGACCACGACCTTACCTGTATTGATATTAAGAAAGGTGTTGACTGCCGTGCATTCTTTAAGGTAGTAGATACCCAATATGATCTTGTCATTCACTTAGCTGCCATTGTTGGTGGACGTGAGCAGATAGAAGGCAGACCACTTGCAGTTGCAGATAACCTATCTATTGACTCTGAGTTCTTTCAGTGGTGCTTGAAGACTCAACCACACAAGGTAATTTACTTCTCATCTAGTGCAGCCTACCCAGTGTCACTACAGAATAATCCTGAAACAAGACTGCACGAATCAGATATTAAGTTCGATACCATTGGCGCACCTGATATGACCTATGGTTGGGGCAAGTTTATGGGTGAGTATTTGTCCCAATTTGTCTATGATGTCCATATTTTTAGACCCTTTTCTGGATATGCGTGGGACCAAGACAGCACCTATCCGTTCCCAATGTATGTCACACGTGCGCTGCATAAGATGCAAGACTTTGAAGTGTGGGGTCCAGGTACACAGACTCGTGACTTTATCCATATGACTGACGTGGTCAATGCAGTGATGACTGCAGTTGAACAGAACGTACAAGGTCCTACCAACTTAGGTTGGGGTAGATCCACTTCGTTCCTAGAGCTGGCACAGATGTCAATGGATGCAGTTGGATACCAACAGAAGATTGTTACTAGACCTGATAAGCCAGTTGGTTGTATGCACCGCGTATCTGATAACACTAAACTGCTATCATTCTACACTCCAAAGATTACACTTGAACAAGGCATAGCAGAGGCGGTGAATGTAATTGGTCAGTACTGAAATCCAGTATGTAAAGAATCAAATCAACGCACTGCGTGAAGAGATGAAGAACTTACTGCTTGCGTTACTAGAGTCTGGACTCATTGAGATTAAAGAAGAAGATGGCAAGCAGGTCTATAAGATTAACAAGGTTAACAATGGCTAATCCAAATGGTCGCAAAGGTTCTCAGTTCGAGACAGATGTAATGAAATGGCTCCGTAAAATGGGTGCTATGGCAGAGCGTTTGACTAAGGCTGGGGCAAAAGATGAAGGGGATATGGTTGTTATCATATCGGGGGAAACCTACATCTTAGAACTCAAGAACAGGGCAACCCTTTCCTTGCCTGAGTTCTGGAGGGAAGCTGAGGTTGAGGCGCTTAACTATGCTAAGGCACGTGGTATCGGGGAAGTACCACTGCACTATGTAATTGTTAAGCGTCGCAACTCCAGTATAGAAAACGCTTGGGTAATTCAAGATCTTAAACAATGGTTAAAGGAGAAACAATAATGTACAAATATCAAGATAGAGATACTTACCAAGACAGCTGGGTTAAAGGTTTTCTAAAACTGTCTTTTTATGAAACAGAAACAGATGAATATGGAATTACCGATGGATTCACATTTACTTTCCTTGGTAATAATTTTAACTTTGCAAAGGAAGTCAAATGACACCAACACCTGAAGGATTTATTAACACATCTGATATGTGGCAACCAGCAGAACCAGTAGTAGAAGTAGTTGAGACGAAAGAGGAAACAGATGATTTGCCTAAGTTGTCGTAAGGCTGGTGAGGAGAACTCACTAGGTCATCTCAAGCGTGCCACACACTGGCACGACAAGTGCGAGTACGAAGGAGACTGTGGATGTCAGCACAAGGTTGGTCCAGGGTGGTTCGTAAGCAAAGGTTCAAAGGCGCCGTTGATGCAAATACAATCCCCATAGCAGCTATTGTTGCTAACTATGGCGGTGAAGTAAGAGAAGGAAAATCATCTTCTGTGCGGTGTTGTTTACACAACGACAGTAGAAGGTCAGCAGTAATAAATACATTAGACAATTTGTACTACTGCCACACCTGCGGTAAGGGTGGCAATGCAGTTAACTTGGTGTGCATACTAGAGAACTTGGAGTTTAAGGATGGCCTCAAACGTGCAATCGAAATTGCTGCTGGAAGCGGCGCTCCAATACGCTCAGGAAATAACTCCAGAAGTAATAGTCGCCCTCGAAGAACGTGGGATATCTGAGCAAGCAGCAGGTCGCTTTCAGTTAGGCACAGTCACTAACCCAATCAACGGTCACGAGATGTATGAGGGTTGGATATCTATTCCATACATCACCGCATCTGGTGACTGCGTTGGCTTTAAGTTTAGACGTACCGATGATGGCAAACCTAAGTATGGATCTCCCGCTAATCAAAAATCACATTTGTATAACGTATCCGATATCTTATTACAGAGTCCATACATCCTCATCTGCGAAGGTGAGTTAGATACAGTTATTGCATCAGGTGTTCTTGGCATACCAGCAACAGGTGTTCCTGGTGTTGCTGCTTGGAAGTCACACTTTCCTAAGTTATATAACGGTTACGACACTGTATTTATAGTAGGAGATAACGACATCAAAGAAGATGGTTCTAATCCTGGAGCTGAGTTTTCTAAGCGTGTCGCAAACGAGGTGATGAACAGCACTATTGTATCCTTACCTGCAGGAATGGACATTACGGACTATTACCTTGCAAATGGGGCAGAAGCGACACGTAAGATTCTAATTGGAGGATATGCTGGTGAATGACAAAGGACGAGTGGATCACAATGTTACAGACTTTGCAGCATATGGGCTTTCAGATCTTAGAGTTGGATTACCAGAACGAACAGGTGTTAATCAGACCGACACCGACAAGATAACCAATGAGTTTGTTACCGATGTCTGGCGCATCTTGGACTCAGCAGGCAATCTTCTCATTAAGAAACACCACGACTACGGTCCTAAAAACATTAGCCTTAGTCCAGGTGGACCACTTAATGGTTTGCGTGTACGTATGTGGGATAAAGTCGCCCGAATTAACAACCTTATTGACTCTAACGTTAACCCTAGTAACGAATCTTTGCGTGATAGTTTCATTGACCTTCTAAACTATTCAGCTATTGCAATGATGGTCTTAGATGGAACGTGGCCTGAAGAATGAGCGACCTCAACCCAATACTCTTTGATTTAGTACCGTCAGTTGCTCGTACTATTCATCGTCGTTTTCATAACTGGGTTGAACTAGAAGATGTAAAGCAAGAGTGTTTTCACTGGGCTACTACTCGCGTTGATTACATCAACGACCAGTTAGCTGAGCCTGATACTGCTCAACGTAAGCACAATGAGCAGCGCATAGCGTGGCAGATGAGGCGTGTAGCAGAGCGCTACGCACGTAAGGAGAAGGCTACTAAGTCTGGCTATCAGTTAGCCGATGAAGCCTATTACGAGAGCGCTACTATCGCTCAGCTTCTACCCTTTGTTATCGCTTCCGTCATTGACGGTACAGTCCTAGAGCAAGCACAAGAGATGCTTAAAGATGGACAACCTCGTGGCTCATCATCTCCAGCAGAAGGTGGTAACTTGCTTGCTACCTTACTCGACATCAAGAAGTGTTATCTGAAACTAGAAGCACAAGATCAATCTATCTTGCGTATGCGCTATCACGAAAACTTTAAGCTCGCACAGATAGCACAGGTACTAGAGTGTGCTACCTCTACTGCTGATCGTAGATGCACCACTGC